ATATCAGCTTTACTAAGCTGTTAAGTCTATTAATTGAATATTTCAGGACTAATTGTCGTTATTCTTCTATTCAATAATATATAAATAATAATCATACAATATGCAATATCAAGGTTTCCATCAATTTGTAAGTAATATCAAGGTTGCGAAGTTCTTGCGAACTTAATTGGTATATCAGTTCAGTCTATCTAATCAATTTCTTATATAGACCTTAACCTATACTCATGTTTTATATAAAAACTCTTTAGAATTGAAATTATACACATTAGATTGAATTCTATGATACAATGATCTGTGAAGTCTATTGGATATCATTTCAGTAATTCTTTGTTTGCAAAAACATAAAATAGAATTGGTCTTACATTTAAGATACAATTTCAATATTACTATATATCTAATAATATTAATATTAATATAGAATTACTATAATATTATATTTATAATAGTATTACTGTACTTGATATAGTAATAGTGTTATATAGATATTAGTTCTATATATATAGATTACCTAATATATAGAATAAACTAAAGATCTGCGCGGGCGCACATGCACGCACATATACACGCACGCGTATTATTATTCAAAACAGTTTAATCAAAAAAATGAAAGTCGTTAAAAGTATATAGCAATTAAGACACGATACTGCCCGAAACTTATTTTTGGACAAACGCAACTCAATAATTAATTATATCGGGTAGACTATGATTGAACGTTACCTCCTTTTCGTGGATATCTAAGTCTCCCATATATATTCAAACCTATCCTCAAACAAACGAGGATCACTTATAAGAAACTTTTATTAATAATAATAGGAATAACATAGTCCCATTAATAGGAATGCCTTATAAATGAATTAAGGAGATGACGATATGAATAACAAAGTAATTTCAGAAATGTTAACATGAATTGATACTCCTATGGATTTATATACAATATTCAATGAAGATTCATTATTATATAGAATAGATGATATAGAACGTTTAATTAGAACTTCTAGAGAATATAAAGGATGAGTTTATTGAAAGAAAACTAAACATACCCAAATTATATGTAAAGAATTAAGAATAAATGTATATGACTATACAGGTGTAAGAATAGAAATGGATCATTTTCCAATTACATTATATGATATAGTATTAGTAGTAGGAAAGAAAATGTTATCAGAATTAGCAGAAGAAGATACATTAACAATATTCGATATAGCTTCAGTAGTAATGCAAGAACATTTAAGTGAAGAGAATTATATAGGAACAGTATCATTAACCACAACACATCATCAATTAAGACATAATGGTATACATAATTTAAAATTAGAAGATATCAATGGCAACTACCGAGGATTCCTCGATAAATATAGAAACTTTATACCAACAGCAGTACAGGAAAGAATAGATTTCAATTTAGAATCATTAAATAAATAGCATTATCTCACACGGAGAATAAACGGTAATAGTTAGCTACTAAACAGCGAGGTGATAAGAATGGGAACTCCAAGAGTAAAAGTTAAGTCTAAACCAGGTAGAAAATCTAAATGAGCAACTAACGTTGAGAATAATTTAGAAAGAATACCTAAATTAAAACGTCAAGGACACACAGATGAACAAATAGCACATATACTAGGTGTAGGATACTCTACGTTTAGAGATTATATGAAATTGTATCCGTCATTACAGGCAGCCCTTAAAAGCGGGAAAGAGTGCTTAATAGAGGATTTAGAGGATACACTATATCAAAAAGCTTTAGGTAAATGTACAATTAAGAAAGTCAAAACAATTGAATCATTAGATCCTAGAACAGGTGAGATGAAAATAGTAAGACAGGAAACACAAGAAGATACAGTAGCACCTGATTCAGGAGCATTAATCTTCGCATTAAAGAACTTAGCATCTGAAAGATGGCAAGATAGAAGAATAGTTGATAATAATATATCAAATGTGGAACAGTTAAAAGCTATAGCAGAGACATTAAATACAATAGGAGCAAAAGGTATCGATACTTCTCAATTTGAAGAACAAGAAGAAGTTGAAGATGATGATGAAGAATAACGATAAGAAAGTAAGTTATGTTAATAATCAATTAGCTAAACTTAGATTATCAGAAAAAGGTTCATACCTAATGCAAGACCCTGCTAGAGTTATATTTACTGAAGGAAGTACAAGAACAGGTAAGTCATATTTATTAGGAGTTAAATTCTTTAAACATATGTTCCTATCTGAAGAAGATCAAACTGAATTTTATATAGGAGCTGTAAGTCTGGATAAGATAAAACAGTTCCTTATTAACGATACAAATTCATTCTATCATATGTTTAAGTCATTATGTGAATACCATCCTGGTGATTATATGGTTACAATACAAGGATTACACGGTATTAAGAATTTGTATTTCTTAGGTTACACAACTAGTTCAAGTTGGACAAAGATCCGTGGAGCTAATATTAGCGGTATTCTATTAGAAGAAGTTAACTTAGCACATGATACATTCTTAGATGAGGCATTCGGTAGAGGATTAGCATTACCATGATCAGTTATGTATTGTAATAGTAATGGAGATGATCCTTCTAAACAAGTCTATACTAAACATTTAAATCATGCTCGTCCATTACCAATGTATAAAGAACAAATGTTAAAGAAAAATGTAACAGCTAAGATATATACTGAATTGTTAAGAGCTAAAGCTAAAAGAGGCTGAAGATATTATCATTTCAATTTCTTTGACAATCCTATATTAAGTAAGAAAAGAATAATGTCAATTAAGTCTGGATACACTAAGGGTACACACGAATGATTAACAATGATCGAAGGTGGACGTGGTGTTAGAGAAGGAGCTATATTCGCTGAGTATATGACATACGAAAAGAATATGATTCCATTTGATGATATATTAAAGAAATATCAAATTGTAAAATATACAATAGGAGTGGATGTAGGGTCAGCAGACTTTACAGTATTTACACTATTAGGATTTACAAGTGGATATAGAGAATGTATCGTAATAGATAAATTAGAAATTAACAAAGTAGGAACTACTGTTATGTGAAGAGCCTTTAGCAAATGGTGAGAAGATAACAGTTATAATAAGCTTCCGATTCATGGAGCATTTTTTGATTTTTCTGGAGGTGGAGCTATAGTAAGGGATGAGTTGCGTCCAAAATTAGCTACATTAGGAATCAAAACTGGAGAACTATTTAAATTTAGAATACTTCAGAGGTGCATCGCGGGGCAAAAACTATTTGAAGATGGAAGAATAATAATATCAGATAGAATAGTAGATGTCTATGAAGCTTTCATGGCTGCAGTATGAACTAAAGATAGAAGCAGAACAGATTGCCGTGTTTTTGGATGGCACAAGCACAAGGACTTTTGTGATAGCGTGGAATATGCTATGAGCCCATTCTTAAGAAACATGATATCAATTAAAGAATAAAAAAATATGAAAAGAGGAAATTAAAATGATAAAATGGAAAGACATAGAATCATATGGATACCAAGTATCAGAAGATGGACAAATAAGAAGTAAAGAAAGATATGTTAAGAATTCTAATTATGGAACAGTTAGATTAGTGCCGGAACATATTTTAAAACAAGAAATAAGTAATTCAGGTTATAAGAGTATAACAATATTAGTAAATAATAAAAGAAAACATTTTTATATACATCAGTTAGTGGCTAATAGTTTCGTAGATAATCCAAATGGATATAAAATCATTAATCACTTGGATGGAAATAAAGATAATAATCACTATACAAACTTAGAATTTACAACATCCTCATCTAACAATCAACATGCATATGATATAGGTTTAAAAGCAAGAGGAGAAGATGCCTCTTATTCTAAACTAACTATAGAAGATGTTAAGAGTATTAGGATGTTACATGAACAAGGATATGGTAAAAATAGAATAAAAAGAATATTAAACCTTCCAGTATCAACAGGAGCTATTCAACAAGTTTATTCTTATGTTACATGAAAACATATTTAGAAAGAGTAACATAGGAAGGAGGTGTAATTGTGTTCGAAGGAATCAAGAAATGAAATCAACATAGATTTAATAAGAAATTAGATAAATGATATGAAGGAAGACGAGGTGAAAATATGGAATATGATCCACTATTAAGTAATATAAACTTCATGGAGAATCAGCATCAAGAGTATATTGATAGACTTAATGAGAACTTCGCCTGGTCCAAATCAGATCCAGCATCATTATTTAAATTATATACTAAATATAGAGATAATAATGGTATGCCTGCAAGACAAGGTAGAAGTAAAAAAGGTATAGATAGAACAGTAGAATCAAATTGATGGTATGCTAAACTATTTATAGATAACGAAGAAGGCGTTGAGAATGCAGTAAGATACTCAACAGGCGTAGCAAGTAAGATACCATCAACAATGGCAAGCTTATGTATGGGTAATGGATACAATTATACAATAGCATTAGATAAAGGCGATGAGGATGAAAACTCAAAAGCAGTTAAAGATTTAAATTATCTAGTTAAAGAAAACAATTTATATTCATTACTGTTCAAAGGATTTAGAACACAGTCATGAGCAGGTGGTATGGCATTTAAATGATCATTACATCCTGAATTCGATACACCTATCATAGAAGTATATTCTCCTATGAATTACAGTTACAGAGCAATAGCAGGTAGGATCGTTGAAGATATCTTCACTAAATATTATTATAGAGAAGAATATAATTATAAATTAGAAGAAAGATATGGAGTAGATAAAGAAGGAGCTTATATAACTTATCATCTATTCAAATCATCTAATTTAACTAAAACAGATAAATGAGAAGAAGCTAATCTAGTAGATATACCAGATACAATGAATTTAAACGATGTACATATAAAAGGATACTTTAAGAAATTATCAAAATATGTACCTAATAAATCAATCAATAGTCAATTTCCAGATTCATTATATGGAGAGTCAGACTACACAGGTTCATTTGGAGCTTTAAACTTCTTAGATGAAAGTTACAGTACATATGCACAAGAATTAAGAGATGGTAGATTACTTAAGTATATGCCTGATACAATGGGTGAGTTTGATGATCTTGGTGGTACATATCCTTCATTCTTAAGATCAACACATTTAATTGTCAAAGGTGGTATTGGACAAGATGCTGATGATAAGATAGAATATAGACAAGGTGATGTAGACTCAGAGAAATCAGAGAATGCAATTAAACGTAACTATATGATCGTATTGAACAATGCAGGACTATCTCCATTAACATTTGGATTAACAGGACTAGAAGCATTAGATGCAACAGCTCAATCTCAACAAGAGAAAGAGAAAGTATCAATTAGAACTCGTAATACTAAAATAGAAATGATGGAACCAGTCGTAGCAGAAATGTTATCAGTTGGTTATGACATCTATCAAATATTTAATTCTCTAGTAGAAGAAGAAGGTAAATTATCAACTAACATTAAACCTTCTAAAGTAACATTTAAATTTGAAGATTATATTATTAAATCTAAAGCAGATAGAGTAACAGAAACATCAGTAGGATTAACATCAGGTGTATATGATTTAGCAACAGCTATTGATTATGTACATGAAGATAAATCAGTAGATGAGAAGTTAATGATTAAGATTAATAGTAAGATTGAAAAAGGAATTCCATTAACCCCAGCAGAAGGAGACTATTTTAATTTAGCAGGTAGTGATACTATTAATGAACAAATAGAAGAAGAAACTGAACAGGACATGGAAGAAGAAGCTCCTATAGAAGATCTAGATGAGAATGAAATAGAAAATCTAGAGTA